AAGCTGAAGAGCGTGTTGGAGCCACATTGGCTGACTATGTCACATTGTATCAGATTAAGAAGGCTAAGAGTGTCTTCTCTACGATTGGCGATTCCATTCAAAAATTGTGGAGTTCTGATATTATGACTTGGTTTTTCAATGTCGTTGCTGGAGCCTTTGTTGGTTTCGGTGTAGGACTTCTTTTACGCGTGATTTTGTCAAGTGTTGTTCAACTCCAGACTACACCAGGTGAGCGACCAGTGAATTTCAAGAAGGATGAGGAAACGAATCCTTGGTATACGGAAGTGTTCAATCTAGCAGACTTCGATGTTGGTTCGAAGACTCAAGGTTGGAATAGTCTTTCTGAAGCAGAAATTCTTAGGAAAGTATCACAGAGTGTAGTCAACGTACAGTTTGCATATAAGCGGGACGGAAAGGATTATCATATTCCTGCTAATGCAACCTGTGTGGTTGGACATGTTTACGTCACTGATTCACATTGTATTCCTGATCAAGATTGTGAATGCCATATGATGACTGAGGTTCACTCTAGTCAAATCAATGGCAATGGTGTTTTTCCTGTACAGAAGTGTGAAATCTTCCGTATTGTTGAACGTGATCTTGCTTTCTTTTGGTGCCCATTTCCACCTCGAGCAGGTATTCGCGATCTTGTTATGAAGAACGACTGTCCTGAACTGCGAGTTCAAGGTTCATACGTATTTCGATCAGCCACTGGTGAATTGAAGATGAAAGCTGTTGAGAACATTCAGGCAGGTATGATCAGTTGTCCAGCTCCTGTTTCTAGGAACATTGCAAGTTGGATTGGTTACCCAAAACAAAATACTATCTTTGGAGAGTGTGGAGGACCTCTTGTAGGTTTTACTCCACGTGGACCGACGGTATTGGGATTGCATCAAGCTGCGCTGGGATCTGTTGTATCATCAATTCGATTGACTTTTGCTGAGTTGAATGAAGGATTGAGTCATTTTGAGACACAGATTCAGGGTGGTCAACTGCGTACTGCCAAACCCTTGGGAGAACTGCATCCCAAGAGTACATTCCGATTCTTTGAGAGTGGTTTTGGACATGTTTTTGGATCAGAACAAGGCACATCTTTTAGATCAGCTCCTAAGTCGCATGTTGTTCCTACATACGTGTGTGAAGCTGCCAAGAAACAAGGTTTTGTCCAGCGTTGTGGTCAGCCAGCTATGAAGGGTTGGGGTCCGTGGCGCAAGGGCATTCAAGATACCTTGTCGATGAAGATGAAGATGTCACGCTCATTGGTCAAGAAAGCTGCAAACGCTTATGTTGATGATATCCTAAAACACCTACCGCGAGAGGAGTTGAAGGAACTCATTGTTCTTGACGAAATGACTGCAATGAATGGGTATCCGGGTGTGAAATTCATTGACAAGATTAATAGAGCGACAAGTATGGGTTATCCTTTCTGTACTACGAAGCGTAAGTTCCTGGAAACAGTTGATGGTGAAGATGTATGGAATAATCCTCAACTGTACACATCTGAAATTCGTAAGCGTGCGTGTGATGTGGAAGATACGTATCTTCGTGGTGAGCGAGCTATGGCTGTGTATGTAGCTGCATTGAAGGATGAACCAACACCATTTGAAAAGATCGAGATTGAGAAGACTCGATTGTTTCAGGTGATGTCTGCTGAAGTGGCCTTGGTTGTTCGGAAGTACTTGCTGTCTTTCGTACGTTTATTCCAGCGCTTTCCTATGGTGTTTGAAGGTGCACCTGGCACTAACACTCAATCCAAGACTTGGGGAGAATTCCGCGAGTATCTCACTAAGTTTGGAGAGGATAGGATGATTGCAGGAGATTATGGTAAGTATGATAAGCGAATGGAACCCTTGTTGATTCTGTTTGCCTTCTATGTCATTGCAAAAATCCATGAAGCTGCTGGTTGCTCGAAAGAGCATTTGATTGTTATATATGCGATTGGTGAGGATATCGCGTATGCTGTTGTATATTTCCAAGGTGATTTCATCATGTTGTTTGGTTCGAACCCATCGGGTCAACCACTTACGGTGATCATCAATTGTATTGTGAATAGTTTGTATATGCGTATTTGTTTCATTGTATTGAAGCCTGAGGGCGTACATATTTCTGAGTTTAAGTTGCATATTTCATTGTTGACGTATGGTGATGACAACACAATGGGATCTGGTGTGGATTGGTTTAATCACACAGCCATTGTGGAAGTTTTGGCTTCTTTTGGAATTGTCTACACTATGGCGGACAAACATACTGCTTCGGTACCTTTTATCAACATTGACGATGTCACGTTTTTGAAGCGATCATGGCAATGGAGTGATGACACGAAGATGTGGATGTGTCCCCTTGATCCAAAGTCTATTGATAAGATGTTGACTATGTGTGTGAAGAGCCGTTCAGTTAGTCCTCAAAAGCAATCTGCAGATGCTATTTCAAGTGCCCTGTGTGAGTCATTTCAGTATGGCCGCCAAAAATATAACGAGAATCTGCAAAAGATGAAGAACATTGTGGAAGAATGTGGTCTGGAGAGACACATTGATCCTAATGCTTTTTGCTCTTATGATGTCCGTTGTGAGCGTTATGGTAAAAACGCAATTGGGGTGACCAGTATCATCCGTGGAGCTAACCCCTCCGAAAACCTTGCTGGTGCAAAGGTAGATCTTCAGTAGATTTGGCAAATCTACTGACTGCTCCTTTGTAATCCCTGACACCTTGTTGTCAACACTTATTTAAGTGTTGTTTAAGGGAGAACAAAAGCCGAAACCCCTACATGCATATGGTATTAATTGCATGTTAGTATATAGATACCGACAAATTTGAACAAGGAAAAGATCTTGAGCGTGTTTGGTGTTACCTCGCCACACGCCTCGTATTGAAGGAGGTTATTATCCCGTTTGTATTGCAGAGTGAAGAAGTCCCAGGAGCCGTGAGTGCACCTGTGACTGTTTCCCAGGAAGAGAATGTGCGTTTTGTGGACGAAGAGAGTCCGAATTCGCTAGATTTACCTGGAATTGGAGATGCATCTTATAAGGAAGATTCGGATGAGCTCGCAGAGCTTTCATCCTATCTGTCCCGTCCAGTGATTGTGGATACTTTCACTTGGTTAGAATCTGATGTATTTTCTACTTCACCTCATACAGTTTATCCTTGGTTGGCATATTTCTCTAATGCCTATATCAAGAAGAAAGTTGAGAATTTTGCAAGGATTAATTGCAC